AAACACTATCCATATTTCCAACAACAATGGTATCAGTGCTTCTATTGCTTGAACCTCTATTGTAATAAAGAGGTTGGCCTGCAGCAATATTTCCAGTAGTAACAGAACGAGTCATGTAGTTATCGTAATCAATTCCACCTTCAACATCTAATTTTTGATATTGATTGCCTCCTGATTTTGTGATAATAATACCTTCTTCATGCATTTCGTCTATTTCAGATTCAAATCCATATATCGGACAATTAACTCTATTCGCACCATCTCCAATAAGACCCACACTTGTGCTAGGAGTTGTGCCTGACGAAACACCTCTAAAATTAATTCCAGTAATCGAACTGAGAAACGTTTTATATCCCCAACTCATATTTACGACTGTAGGACGTTTATGACCAGTAGTTGGATCTACTGATTTAGCTTTATGAAATTCTTTCACACAATCAAACCAATATGACTGACTGCCAATATAGTTAACAGGCATACTATATAATTGAGCACCTGGGGCCCAACCTAAATCTAATCCACCCATCGTTCCTAATACGTGACTAGCATGATCATCCCATATGCCACTACTTGTATAACTAATAGTATTAGCTCCACTCACAGCAGCATTTTGATTCCATTGATATTGATTAAATCTTGAAACGCCATCTGCATCTCTATATTGTTCATGATCGTATCTCGCAGCTCCGCCTTCATGAACAACGATATCGACACCAGTACCATCTAAATGCCCGGTGTATAATGCACCATTTCTATCAGAAGAAACAGCAGAGCCCCAACCATTTGTAGCTTCGATATGACGTAGCAAACCCCAATTATTTCTATTTGAAGTACCAGTATTATCTCTTATAAAATTACCAACACTTCGTTCGAAATCAAGAAAATCATCTGACCATTCAATTGGTTCACCAACGCTTGTAATTCTTGAATCTGATCTTAAAGTATTTGCTTCTTCATCGGTAAGAAGTACTTCCATATGACGCTTACTTCCAGTACGTTCTATATTAATTTCAATAGAACGAGAAGGTACAGTATCTGTACCTGAAGCTTCGGTCAGTTCGCTAAGAATTCTCTCTTTGCTTTCGCCCTTATTAAGCGCTATGATGTATGGTTTTTCTGACATATGAAACCTATATAATATTAATTGTATTACCCATAGCTGAGTGTGCAGTACACTGATAATAGAGTGTAGATGGCGCAGACATCGGAACTTTAAAGGTTACGGTACCGATTTGAGTAGCATTATTAGTAACACCGGTGCTATACGCTGCTCCACCATTACTTACTCTGATTTCAAAAGGATGACCGCTTGCATTTACTACAAAATGATATGTTTCTCCTCTACGAAGATATAGTGTAGGATCATTTTCAGATGTTGGGAACCAATGGCTTTCTGGATCTGTAAATGCATAATCAGACGTACCATTGTTAGTAACATTGAAAATAGAAGCACCCTTTGTAAGAGGATGCCACGCGCTTTGCTGATATATTTCAAATTGATCGTTTGTTGAGTTATAGATTATTTCGCCATCTGCTGCAGCTAAAGAACTTCTTGCAGTATTATCTAAACTTGCGACTCGTAAACCACCACCAGTAACAGTCACAGAACCACCAACACTCAAATTAATATTTGAGGCAGAAGTAACGGTTGGAGTTCCTGCAGTAGTTGTGCTAATAGCATCTACAACAATACCGGTAGAATCAAAATATCCTACAGTACTGCCTAATACTTTAATATCAATTTTATCATCAGTACTCGCTCTGAAAGAAGTATCACCATCAATATCTAATATTAATTCATTACCATTTAAATCTACAGCACCAGAGAATACGGCTCCAGATAACGCGGCGTAATTACTTGAGGCTGAAGCCGTAGTAAGATAAGTTTGTAAATCACTGATTTGTGATTCAGTAATACTTAATGCCGCTTGGTGCTGAGTAACAGCAGTTTCAGGAACATTCGCATCTGGAATATTTGCCCAAGTAACAGCCGAAGATAAATCGTTTGTTTCGGCAGTTAGATAGCTAGATAAATCTGGTGGAGTATATGTAAAAATACCAGTGCCGTCATTATAACTTAAATTAGCAGAACCTGCTGCTGCAACAGAAACACTTAAATCGCTAAGAGCAATACCTCCAGATCCTGATGAAGTAAGATCAGTACCAATAATAAATTTAGATGTACCAGCATCCCATTTTAGTATTTTCCCGTCAGCAACGCCTGACATATTCACATTTGTAAGTCCGCCAATACTATCTGCAGCAGGCTCATCAACTCTGAAATTAATATAAGCACTATCGATTAAAGCTACGGTTGCGGCTGAATCAATACCTGAAGCAATTTCGCTTTCATTTGCTAGTCCTAGCCAAACTCCACCATGTGCAAAATACCCACGACCTTCGGCATGAACATGAGCAAACATACCATGATATGTAGTCGCATCAGGTAAGTCACCCGTGGTTGCATAGTTGTTTGAATAAAGCAATTTATGTGTACCAAAATCAACATCAGAATCGCCTGCTAATTGATTTAGATTTGTTGTAATACTTTGCGCGCTATCTAATGCTTGAGCAATTGCCGTAACATCCGAAGAATCGAGAATAGATAATGCGCTTATGTCTGATTGTAGTGTGGTAAAGTTGGCATCGAGTTCAGCGTGGGTCAATGCCGTACCTTTAGTAGTTCTTAATGTGATTGCCATTTTTACCTCTTAAAGTAGATTAGAATCGATTGGGCCCCAATCGACTATGAAATAGTCAGAATCAACAAAGCCTCGTGCAACATAGTATGGGCTAGATGAATCTCTAAAGAATATGTTTTGATCCATAGTTTCTGTGGCGTTACTCATAACGATACCATATGGATCTTGTGAATCGTCGAACGTTGGTGAATTAATATGTAGTGATCCTTGAATATTGCCATAGTTGGCAATAAACGAAGATAGCGGCATTGCAGAGAATCTATCGATTGTTTGATCGAGATCAATACGTTCTGCGCCATAACCAGAATCGCCTTCATCCGGAAGAATACCGATGGCTTCCATCAAACCGCCGCCTGCGAAGTTAGTAGAAACTCCTTCAACAGTAACAGGGGGAGGAGGCTCTGCAATATTTAATGGCATTTCTCCAAGCTGTGAGTTCGTTGAAACGAGATCAAGAACAACATTACCGCCTAAGAAAAAACCAGCAGGATGAACGAATCTTTTATATAAAGTTCTCCATTGTGCAATAGGTATAGAAGATTTTATAAGCACAGAAAAAATTTGATACAATGCACCATTTTGAATAAATCTTAAAGATTCAATTCCGATTTGAGATTCACCCACAATAAAGATATTATTTTTAGGATGCTCAATCTGAATATTTTCTCCAAAGAATGCTCTAAAAAATCCTTCTGCAGAATAAGCTGTACCTTTTACTCTATAGAAATTTGCAAAGTTACGAAGAACTTCACGAGGATCTTCAAAATATTCACGTGAAGCACCTATAGCGATTGTTTCAAAGATTTGATCTAACTGCTGAGCTTCTGCGCGTTCAATATCATATATGGCATAAAGATCTGGAATGAGATTGACAATTTCATTCTCGTCTAAATATTCATAGTAACCTTCAAGAAAAGCAACTAAGTTAGGATAAGTTTCAGTAAAGTGCTCAGGTAAGATAGACTTAACTGAGTACTTTCTAAGATTTGGATCTGTTCTTAGTCGTTCGGTATTTAAATGCATTTTATGTAGCAGTCAATGTTACGGATGTTTGTTGTCTATCAACGTTACCAGAAGCAAATGATATATCAGCGTCGACATCGAGAATATAACTACGCAAAGGTCGAATAGTAGATTGATTGGCCGGTGTAGCACTAATTTTAATATAATTAACACCCGCTGTAATAGCCGATGGTTGGAATCCAGTAATTTCTACTTTACCTTTTTCTGCATCATATTGTCCAATATTATCTACTTCTACTTCACCGTCTGAGTTTACGATTTGTAATTTTGTGGTATTTAAAAGATTCTTAATACTACAAACATTATTATTAAATCTAAACGTAGATGACGTAATGGTATTCGAACTTTGATTTGGCTGAGCTATTTCAACCGGGAAAAATAGATTATATGATTCTTTGAAATTAACTCTTGGCTCAAATCTTTGTTGCATTCTTACATCAACACGTGAGTTTAGAATAGCATCAGATACATTATCAATTCTTGCTAGTAGCTCCGATCTTCTAAATACGCCACCGAATTGTTTTAGATTATCGTTTACATACGATTGAATTTCGCCAAATACATTTGATTGTGTGGCTTTAATGGTAACACCGGTTAAACTTGGATCAAAGTTAAATGTAGTAATCAATTCTAAGAATGTAGTTGTAGGATCAGAAAATTCTGTATCAATACTAATAATAGACAAGAAATTAGTAATATCTTGTACAATACTATTTTTGACCGCTGTTTTTTGATCTTCAGTCATTCCGTTTTGGAATACTAAACTCAGATAAACTTTACCATAATCAGGAGGATCGTTATCTTCTCCACCCCATGCAGTAACATCAGTAACAGCCGGATAGTTTCGTCCAATTACCGCTTTATAATCTTCTGCAGTTACAAGTCTTTGTTGTGCAGCAAATGAAATCGGAGCATTTTGACGAATAGATTCGATGGTTTGTCTTGCTGCTCCTGAATTCGAACTTGCTACTGTTACTGTATTCAAAACGTGATTTGATGTAGGACCATCCAAAGTAATTTGTACGGCTACTTCTGAAGTAGGAGTAAATGATGAAGCACCATTCGCTTCTTCTCCTAATGTAGAAAGATATTGTACAGTAATTTTTTCTCCGGCTTTCGGAGCTGCACCAAATGAAATACCATCACCAAAGTTTAATTCATAATAACCATTTGGTGCTTCTGATATTTGATAATAGCGAGAATCGCTTGTGACTTGAATCGCTTTATCAATCGGAGTATATGAGACAAATTGTGTTGAATTGACAGAAAGAAATGATCTTACAGAAGCCGTAGCAGTATCCATCGTATCATCAGGAATTACATATAACTGTCTTTCTCCAACTTCTCCAACATAAAAGTTCTTTGTAACAGCCGTACCTTCATAAATCGTAATATCAGTACCGCCATCTCCATTTAAAAATTGATATAAACCCGTACCATTGTCAGTAGCTGTATAAGCTTCAATTGTATTAAATGTATAGCTTACATTACCGATTGGTGAAGTAAAACTTGTGAATGCCGGTAGAGTAATTGTTGCAGGTCTACCAGAAACAGAAGATAGATCTAAGCTTAATTGTACAATACCTCTTGAAGCCGTACGAGATCTTGGAGAATAACCTAATGAAACTGCATGAGATACAACCGAAGATCTTAATTGAGCTGTATTTAAAAATGCTTCGTTCAAAGCAAAGTTAGCTGTTAAAGCATTATAATGTGTATTATAAGCTAATACGTCTAAAATATTTGAAAGTCCAGAGGCTTCAAAATTATAATCAGAAAATTCAGAAGAAGCCGCAAAATGAAGTTTAAGTGCATTCTTAATTTGCTCAAAATCGAGTTGAGTTGATTCT